AAGCCACGTTTTCAATAGTTCTCTTATACGAACAGCATCAGATATTCGAGCTGGTCTTATAGTGTATTTATCTTTTTCCATCTTGTTTTATGTTTACTCTTAAAGTACCAAATCTCCAATTATCTCCGATATCATTGTTTTGTATTTTAATATTAGATTGTCTACCACGAATACGTGTATTAACGAACCTAGTTGTGTTATTTACTGTCAAAGTTTCTCCTACACTAGCGGAATCATTAGGATAGTCTTTAACACTTAAAGTAATGACAGTGTTTCCAGTTTGATTTTGAAAATCAGGTATAACTTTATTAATAAAGCTAAATGTTTCACCATCAGCAATATCTCCGTCACCTGATTGAATATATGCTGATAAAGCAGCTCCATCAGCATCTACTCCTGATTCTTGAGCGTAGATTAAACTTCTACCTTGAGTTACTCCATTAATTGTACTAAAAGAAGTTGCATTAGAATTAGCTAAATATTCTGTAGCTAAAGGATTTAAATTAACTCCATTATCTTGATAAGTACTTCTATCCATAGTTCCAAAATACCAAGAGTTTTCTAGATAATTATAAATTACATAACGATCACATTGATCAGAGGCACTAGAACAATAATACCATATTACTTCAGAAAAGTTAGAATTTTGTGCAGCATAAACCTGTGCATATTGAATTTTGTTAATATCTTCAAATACATGATTTAATACAGGACAAGATATTTCTTGAACTGATCCAGCGTATCTAAAGAATTGTCCATCAGACATCCAATAAGCTACATCATCTATTACCATCGCACTATTTAATCCTACAGCTCCACAGTCGTTACCTAATTGTCTAAAGCCAAATATAAAAGGAGGACCAATAAAAGACATTGATTGCATTGTAGTATCTGTCCATACTAATATAGTTCCTTTAGCAGGTCGAGCACATCTTATTTCACTTCCTCCAGCTATTCTTTGTGATCCCGCAGAGTTAGTTACATTAGGTGTCCAATAATTATAATTTTCTTGATCAGACCAACGAATAAACATTTTATCTTGACTAGCTGTATTTGCAATAGCTGTCTCTGTTCCCATACATATAACATGTCTAGTTTCTGTAGATATTAAAGATAAGGTAGAAGTAGTAGGAGCATTAGCAATAGCAGTAGCTCTATTAGTAGACATTCCACCTGAGAGATTCCATTCATAAGTTCCACCATCTTTTTGTGTTATTACTAAATCTTCTCCCCAATTATTAATAATCCATAACCGTGCATCAAGGATTACACTAGATGTTGATCTAGGAGTTCCCCATGTAGAAGCACCCCAAGTAGAACTACCCCAACCATATCCAAAAGTTTGAATAGTAGGACCTATATTTAATTGATAAGTAGCAGTACAATTAGCACTAGGTCCAGCTGTAGAAGTTGCTGTTGCACTACTTAAAACAGTATAAGCATCAACATTTGTTATAGTTAAAATTTCATATTCAGCATCAAGAGTAGTTGATAAAATTCCACCAACATTTGCACTTACACTACTTAAAGTTACAAAATCACCTACAATAGCTCCATGTCCTGTATCTGAAATAGTTAAAGTTGCACTTGTATTTGTAGTAGTAATAGCATTAACAAGAGCATCAGTTGATCTTATAGGAGTAATGTCTTGATTATCTCCAGATTGATATACATATACTTTACGATCAGTTCCTAAAGCTTCATAACGAGAACCATCTAAAGAGTACCATTGTTCTAAAGCTCTTCCAACTCCTACATAATAATCTGTACTAAATTTTGTCCATCCACCTATTTTTTGAGGAAGTCCTTTACGAAATCTTATTTTATCACCATCTATCCATCTACTTTCTGCTCCTGTAGGAGTATTCTCAGTATCTAATCCAGGTTGAAAGTTTAATTGAGTTAATGGCATAGTTTTGTATTATACAATAAAATTACAAAATATATACTAATTTTGTAGCATATAATGCCTTATATATTAATTATGAATATAATGAAAGAGAGAAAATGAGTAAGATATTAGGTATTTATACTTTTTCTATGTCTCCAGGTGCCCATTTAACTTTATTATCTCTAGAATATTTATCTTGTCCATGGTGTACAAAAAAACCATCTTTATTTACATAATGAAAAAATACTTGCGCCTGACCTTCGCCTTTGTATGTGCCTGGCCTCCAATGTTCTTGTCTAAGACCATCATATAAAACAGCGTCACCTTCTTCTAGTTCAAAAGAGTTACCCTCAACTATTATAGGCCAGTCATCATATTTTTTTATACATGCTGTAACTGAAACTTCACAAGCTGGTCTATCGGTATGTTTTTTTAATTCAGCTCCAAATATATAATATCTCCAATAAGAATAGGTAGGAAATAATTTTAAATTAGATTTTTTCTCAACGAGAGGTAATTTTACATCTAATAAGGCGTTCATTAAAGAATCGTCGTACCATGCAGGTGAAAAAGATTGATCATCTATAATCCAATCTACATTTTGATCTAATTTATTTCTAGAAAATCTTTGTAAAAGATCTAACTCGTCTGGAGAAAAAAAATTTTTTATTATTTTATTTTTTATTGTAGCCATGCAACTATACTATATCTAGTTCCTTTCGTAACAGGTAAAATACTATGTGGATACATGAAATTACTTGGAAAAAATACAATTGATCCTTTACCTAATTTTAATCTTTTAACTTCATATTCCTTTTGATCTGTAAAAATTAAATCTCCTCCTTCGTAATCATCATTAAGATTCATAATAACACTTAAATGTCTAGGAGCTGTAGAGTATTGATCAGTATGAATTTCATATTTACCGTCACCTTCATATTTTAATAACTCTATTTGATTAACAATGTTACTTTGCATTTTTGGAAATTTAGCTTTGTAATTAATATACAATCTTTCTATTTCAGTTTTAATATAGTTCCAATAAAATATGTTTGTAGGAGTTTCAAAATTTAATGGATATCCTTTTACGTTTCTAATTTCTGTATTTAAACCACCTCTAGTAGTTAAATTGTCTTTGGCTTTTTCATCAATCAAAGGAATTAATTTTTCAATGAACTTATCACTGATAATTTTATTCATGTTTACTATTGCTTCTAAATAATTCATGTTTTGTTTTTTAATAAAATGTTACAAGTTAATCTCATCCATCCAGGAGTTTTTTCTACTGGAGGTTCTCCCATATGATATTGATTTGAATCAAAAATTACAGCACTTCCAGGTTTAAAATTAAATTTTTCTCCGTCAACATAAAATGCACCTTTCCATTCAGGTAACCAAATAGGTGTTAAAAATAAAACTACAGAAACTATGCTGCTATCTTCAGTGTCAGTATGCAACCAATGTTGATTATTATCACTATAAGTTATATTAAACCACATACGATGAATATTAGTTGGAACTCCAATGTTTTTATCTTTTAGTTGATTTTCAATTCTATACACTAAAGTTTTACCCCACAAATAAAAAGGATAAGATAATATTGTATCTTTTTTAACAACTAGAACCGGAGAAAAATTAAAATTTTTGTCGTAATTATTACCGTCTGTTAAACCAGAAATACTCCAGATTGGTGTTTCATATATTTCTTTGTACATAAAAAATAATTCTTTATTACTAATAATATTATTTAAAGTAATTGTTTTCATATTTTTTTACACTCTATGTTTTTATTATACAACCAGGTCACTATAACATCTCTATTTTTTCCAGAATTATTATTCATGTAATGTTCAAAACAAGAATGAGGTAAAAAAGCAACTAATTTACCTTTTTCTGATTTAATTGCTTTGTTATATCTAGGAAAAATTAAATCTGCGTTTTCATTGTCTGTTAAATTAATAACACAAGCCAATACTCTTGGATAAAATTTTTCAGTTTCCATAGAAAAAACACCGTCGGCATGAGTAAATAATTTATCAGTATCTTTATATCTGTGAAAAGAATAACCTGTATCTGCTATCTCAGGTCCATGTAATGCAAAAGTATATATTAATCTGTTATGTATAAAATAATTTAATCTTTCACAAACTAATTGATCTATTTCTTTTAATTGTTCGTGTTTTGAAAACTCAACACTATTACCTTGTCTATTATATTCTAAACTTATTTGATTCTTATTTATTAAGGAACTACACTCCTTTATTATTCTATCACTCTCTTTATGAGATAAAAATTTTTTTTCTTCTAAAAACATTTTTTATTTACTTTATAATACTATTATATTATATTTGTTTAAATTATGAAAGAAAAAACAGTTAACATAACTAACTTTATAGGAATTTATGATAATTACATTACTAAAGAAGATTGTAACAAAGCTATTAAATTATATGAAGATCAAAATAAATTTAACAATACAATGAATAGAATAGGTGGAGAACAGGCATCTATATTACAAAAACAAGATCAACAATTTTTTGTTGGAGAACATAATATAGATGTGTGGTGGCAAGATTTAAAAACATTAATAATAAATTTTGATATAGCTTGGAAACATTATAAACAACATACAGGAGCAGACTCTATTTATGATGGAAATAATTTTAATTATACAAATTTAAAAATTCAAAAAACTCTTCCTACAGAAGGTTACCATGTCTGGCATATAGAACATGGCCAAGGATACCATAATGAAGCAAGAGCTTTTGTTTTTAGTGTTTATTTAAACGATGTTGAAGAAGGTGGAGAAACAGAGTTTTTACATTTTTCAAAAAGAGTAAAACCTAAAAAAGGTAGAATAGTTATTTGGCCAGCTGGTTTTCCTTATGTTCATAGAGGAAACTCACCTTTTTCTGGTGAAAAATATATTTTAACTTCTTGGATAATGTTAAGATGAGTAAGATGTAGGTCTTGCACCTAATCTAGCAATCTTGTCAGCTTCAGTTTCAGTGTCAGTAATATTACCTTCATCGTCATAAGTATCACCATTGTTATTATCCCAATCAGATTGTAATTGAGCTAAGTGTGCTGAATCCCATTTAGATGAAAATTGACTAATGTCTCCGATATTAGCATCAGTAAATGATGAATGAGGTGTTTCATTTCTATATTCTACTTCATCAGAAGTAGTTGAATTTCCATGTTGAATAGCCCAAATATTAGAAAACTTAGAATCAGACCAGAACGAATCATCAGATATACTATATCCAGTTCCAGCAGCATCACCACTTTGTTTGATAATCATTTTATCTTCAAATACTATTGTCCAATTTGCGTTTGTTGTCATTTTTCTCCTAAGTTTTTATAATATAAATTAAAGCTAAATAAGGTTGTAAAACTG